AGGCCCCCCCGAAAAACACGGCGAAATTGCCATAATTCGCGAAATGCAGGCGGGCACCCCATGCTGACCATCCGCCTTCGCTGCCCGGTCAGCCGGTCAGCGCCAAGAACCACCAGGCCGCCACGCTCGCCCGGGGGAAAGGCGGGCGGCTGGTGCCCGTAGTGCGCCCAGGCAAGGCCATCACCAGCTGGTACGACCGGGTGGTGCCTGTGCTGGCCCGCCAGTTCGCGCAGTACCAGATCCCCGCCTTGTCCGGACCGCTGCACATCACGGTCCACCAAGTACTGGAAAACGACCCGCTGGCGGTGGGCTCCCCGGACGGTGACAACGTTCAGTCCGGCGTGTGGGACGCGCTGCAGAAGGCGGGGGTGATCGAGAACGACCGCCAGTTCGTTGCGTGGGCCGGCACCCGCACCCACGGGGACCCCCACGTCCTCGTCGAGATCCGGAGACTGGCCGCATGACCATCACCCGCGTGATCCGCCTCACGGCCCTCCGCCACCGCGTGGCCGTCAAGTTCCTCTGGTGGTACCTGACCGGGAGCTATGACCTCCGAGAACCCCAGGTCATCAAGATCCGGCCGACGGCGCTGGCTCTCGGCCTCAAGGTCCGCACCATGCGTCGCGCCCTCAGAGCCTTGGTGGCCGCCCGGTATCTCGACCCCGTGGTGCTGGCCACCAAGGGCACCCCGGGGGAGTACGTCGCTGGGCCACGGGCGTATCGGCTGCCCGTTGGGTCGACGCCCCGCCCCGCCACCCACAAGGCCCACCGTGGCCCCCGGCCGCACCCCGACCAACTAACGATGACGCTGCCTTCGCGCGAGGATTGTGACCATGCCGCGTAAACCGCGAGATGTGGAAAAGTCGCCTAGCAAGTCGCCTCGCCTGCGTGGCGTGGCGGCTGATCCGAGGCTGCGCGGCCCCGGGCGTGGTCCGGCACCAGGCGCCCCCAACGCCGGCCGCCCGCCGTCGGCGATCCGCGCCGCCATGCGCGAGTCGCTCGACGCCCGGCTGCACATCCTCGCCGAGATCGCGGACGATCCCAGCAAGACGCCCATTGAGCGCATGAAAGCGCTGGACATGCTCGGCAAGTACGGCATGGGGACGACGATCACCGAGACGGACGGGGAGGGCAAGGACGTGCCCCGGTCGGTCCTCATGGTCCCCATGGCCCCGGACGCCGGCACGTGGGCGCTGGCCACCCAATCGCAGCAGACCGCGCTCGAGGAGAAAAAGCGCGCGCTGGCTGAGGCGCATGGGGTGGGTTGACGTGGTGGCCATCGCCGCCGCGGCGTCCATTGCGTGGCAGCCGCACCCCGGCTCGCAGACGCTGTTCCTCGCCTGCCCGGTCACCGAGTGCCTGTACGAGGGCACCCGAGGCCCGGGCAAGACGGACGCGCTGCTCGTCGACTTCGCGCAGCACGTCGGCCAAGGGTTCGGGCCGGCGTGGCGCGGCATCCTGTTCCGCCAGAGCTACCCGCAGCTGGCGGACGTGGTGAGCAAGAGCAAGCGGATATTCCGGCTCGTGTTCCCCGACGCGCGATTCAACGAGGGATCGTACACGTGGAAGTTTCCGGATGGGGAAGAGCTGCTGCTGCGGCACATGGCCTCGCCGGATGATTACTGGAACTACCACGGCCACGAGTACCCGTGGATCGGGTTCGAGGAGCTCACGAACTGGCCAGACCTGTCGTGCTACGACGCGATGAAGGCGTGTCACCGGTCGTCGCGGCCGGGTATGCCGCGCAAGTATCGCGCGACCGCCAACCCGTTCGGGATCGGGCACCATGCGGTGAAAGCGCGGTTCGTGGACCCGGCGCCAGCGGGGGCCATTATCCGCGACGACGCCGGCAACGAGCGGGTGCGTATCCACGGGCATTGGTCCGAGAACACGACGCTTCTGGCCGCGGATCCCGGCTATCCGGCGCGCCTTGCGGGCGACCTCGATGCCAACCGCCGCAAGGCGTGGTTCGGGGGCTCATGGGATGTCGTCGCCGGCGGCTTCTTCGACGACGTGTGGGACGCGCGGTATCACGTGCTCAAGCCGTTCCGGATTCCGGCGAGCTGGCGCGTCGATCGCGCCTTCGACTGGGGTTCGTCGAAGCCCTTTTCGGTCGGCTGGTGGGCGGAGAGCGACGGAAGCCGCGTGGAGGTGGCGCCCGGTGTGTATCGCACGTTCCCCCGCGGCTCACTCCTCCGCATCGCCGAATGGTACGGGTGGAACGGGACGCCCAATACGGGGATCAAGATCCCTAGCTCCGCCGTCGCCAAGGGGATCAGAGAGCGCGAGTCCGCGTTCATCGCACGCGGGCCACGAGGCGAAGACTTGCCCATGCGGGTCCAGCCTGGCCCGGCCGACTCCAGCATTTACGACGTCACCGACACCGGCTCGCGCTCTATCGCGGACACGATGCGGGAGCACGGCGTGCTGTGGGAGGAGGCTGACAAGAAGCCAGGCAGCCGGAAAAACGGATGGGAGCGGATCCGCGAAATGTTCGCCGCGTCCGCGTGTCCGGCGCCTGAGTTGCCCGGCCTGTGGGTATTCGACACGTGCCGTCAGTTCATTCGCACGGTGCCGCTGCTGCCGCGCGACGACAAGAAGCCCGACGACATCGACACGAGCGCCGAAGACCACATCGGCGACGAATCGCGCTACCGCGTGCTCGCGGTTCCCAACACCGCCACCGTCTCCTCCTTCGACATCGGCTGACCATGCCTGACACGCTGCAGCAGATCCCCGGCAATGCGCCGGCCGTCAACCGCCCCGACTATCGGCGCCCGGAATACGTGGACCTCGCGCCCGTCCGTCGCCTCTCGCGGGCGATGATGCAGGGCACCCGGGCCGTCCGCGCGCTCGGCACCGACGCGCTCCCGAAGTGGCCGGACGAAAAGATGGGGTTCTACAAGCTCCGCTCGAGCATCGCCCAGGTGACGCGGTACTATGCGCGGACGCTCGAGGCACTCGTGGGCATGGTGGCCGGCACACCGCCCACGCTCGCCGAAGGCACGGACGCGCGCCTCGTGGCCGACTGGGAGGACATTGACCGGCGCGGGCGGCACGGGGACGTGTTCGTCCGGGACCTCACCGAGGAGGCGTTGGTCGGCGGGTTTGCGGCCATCCTCGTCGACTGTCCCCCCGTCCCCGAGGGGATGCGCCTCACGCTGGAAAACGAGCAGCGGATGGGGCTCCGGCCGTACTGGGTGCTCATCACGGCCGACCAGATCGTGTCGTGGATCGTGGAGGCGCCGAACTGGCCGGCGCTGATGAGCGCGTATCAGGCCGGCCAGCTCACCGACACGCAGGTGGGCGTGTTGGCCAGCCAGCAGATCATGCGGCAGGTCGTGCTGTACGAGCCGACGGATGTGGAGAACGGCGACTTCGGGGTGGTGGCCCGGGAGCGGTATCGGGTGCTCCGGCTCACCGACACCGGCGTCACGTTCGCGGTGTGGGAGAAGCGGAAGAGCGAAGGCGCCGCGGGCGAGTATTTCGCGATGGTGGATCAGGGCGTCATGACCGGCGCCAACCGCCGTCCGCTCCCGGCGATCCCGCTGGCCGTCTGCTACCCGAAGCGTCCACTCGCTCCGTTCGTGGCGGAACCGCCGGCCATGGGGGTGTGCGAGCTGAACCTCGATCATTACCAGCTCACCGCCGACCGGCGGTATCTCATCAAGCACACCCATTCCCCCACGCTATACCTGTTCGGCATCCAGACCGAGCGGGACGAGCACGGGCAGGAAAAGCCGATCCGCGTGGGCCCGAACAGCCTCATTCGCTCGAACAACAGCGACGCCAAGGCCGGGTACATCGTGGCGCCGGCGGACGCGCTCAACTCCTCGAAAGAAGAGCGCGACGAGATCGTGCGGCAGATCGCGGCGCTCGGCATGTCCTTCATCGGCAAGGACCGCCAGCAAGGGACGGAAACAGCGGCAGGGCGTCAGCTCGACCTGTCCGCCGAGCACGCCACGCACGCGTCGATCGCCCGGGCCGTGCATGACGCGCTCGAGCAGGCGCTGATGTTCCACGCGCTGCATCGCGAGGCGTCAGCCCCGTCCATCCAAATGCACCCCGCCACGCCGGCGCCGGACGTCGACCCGCAGATCGCGGCGCTGCTGTGGCAGGGCGTGCTGAATGGGCGGCTGGATGTCGATTCGTGGCTGCACTACATGCGCGCCGGCACGCTGCCCGATGATCTCGACACCGACGGGCTGACCGCGCGACTGCTGGCGGAAGCGGAGGCGTTGGACGCGGTCAACGCGGAACGGGTGCGGGACCAGCAGCCGGCGGGTGACGACGAGGAGGATGACGAGGCGCAGGCGGCATGACCCCCGCCGAACGCGCCCAGCGTCGCCTGCAGTACCTAGCCGACCGGTTGGAGCCGAGTCTCCGAAAAGCGTTCTTGGAGATGGCGGCCAGCCTCTCCCCCGAATCGCTGGCGCAACTCATGCGCCTGCTGGAATCCGGGGACATCGACGCGGCGGTGGCGTACCTCAGCGGCTCGACACGGGCGGTCGCGGCTGTCACAGCGGTGCGTGCGGCGTACGCGGGCGGGATCATTCGCACGGTAGCGGCTGTGGTGCGGGATATTGGCGCCGACGGGCCCCGCCGTCTCGTTATCGCCTCGCCGGTCGCGTCGCCGGACCTCATCGCGGCCGTACGCCGATGGGAGGATGGGGCGTTCGCCCGCGTGCAGCGCGAGGTGCGCGCCGGCCTGCGGGAAACCATCGCGAGCGAATTGGCCCGCGGCATCGGCCCCCGCCAGGTGGCGGTGAGCCTCAAGACGGGCATGGGTGGCGGCCTCACCGCGTACGACCGGAAGATTATCAACAGCTTCCGCGCGGCGTTGGAGGAAGGGCGGGTGGGGGATGCCGCCCGCCGCACCCTCCGGGACCGGCGCCTCAAGATCAGCGACACCCTCACGCCCGCGCAGATCGACAAGGCTGTGGCCGCGTACGAGCGCAAGCTGATCGCCTTCCGCGCCGAGACGTTCGCGCGGACCAGTGCGATGGCCGCGGCCAACGAAGCCAGCGGCGTGGGCTGGAAAGAGGCGGTGCGGCAAGGCGTGGTCCCGGCGGCGGAAGTGAAACGCTTCTGGGTCGTCTCTGCCGATGAACGGCTCTGCCCCACATGCGCACCTGTCCCCGGGCTGAATGAAAACGGGGTCGGCCTCGACGACCTGTTCACCACCCCCAACGGGCCGGCGCTGCACCCCCCGCTCCACGCAAACTGCCGATGTGTGGCCTACGTGCGCCGCGTTCGCGCCGGCGTTCGCCAACTTCCCGCGCCGGGCACGACCCGGCTTGTACTCCCCCGAACCGCCTGAGGTGATCCATGTCCGAACACGCCTTTGATCCGATCCCCGATGAACAACACGACGACACGCCGGCCGTGGCCACCGAGTCGCCGCCGCCCAACGCCCGCGTGACGGTCAAGCAGCTACGCGCCGCCATCGAGGCGGGCCACTGGACCCACGACGTACCCGGCACGGCGCTGTGGCTCAACACCTCGTTTCCGCCGGCGGGGCGTGAAGCCTCCGAGTTGCTCGTCGAGCTCACCGCGCACGGGATCATGTGTCGCTGACGTAGTCCCTAGCGGCCCCCGTCCTTCGTCGCCACCCATTGGTTCGCGCGGGAGGCACACGCATCGTGCGGCATCACCATCAACCCCTGCGGGGAACACTGATGTTCAAGTATTTCGATACGAAGGACGCGGTCCCGGACGCGCAGCGCGAGTCCGCCGTGGAAACCAAGGAAGGCAAGTGGGCGGTCGTGGACAACGACGCGTTCCACGCGTCGAAGGAGCGCATCCTCGACGAAAAGAAGAAGCTCCAGGCGAAGTACGAGGAGCTGGAGCGGTCGCTCGGCGGGATTTCCTCGGAGCAGATCCAGAAGTACCGCAGCGACATGGCGCGATTGGAGGAGGAGCAGGCCCGCAAGGCGGGCGACTTCGACAAGCTGCTCGAGAAGCGGATCGGCGAGACCAAGGCCGAATACGAGAAGCGACTGGCGGAAGCGGAGCAGTACAAGACCAAGTACGTCGACCGCGAAGTCGAGTTCGCGATTCGCGACGCGGCCGCCAAGGCGGGTGTCCCGCCGGAAGACATCCCGTACGTGGTGGACCTGCACAAGGGCCGCCGGGTGCGGTACGACGAGAAGACCGGGAAGGCGATCGTGTACGACAGGGACGGGGACCCGACCGGCCTGAGCGTGGAGAAGTTCTACGCCGAGTCGTTCAAGGCGGAGGCGCCCAAGTTCTACGCCAGCACGTCTGGCAGTGGTGGCGGCTCGACGGGCGGCGGCACGCGCGCGCCGGGTGGGGCGCCGGCCATCACGGACCAAGCGTCGTTCCTCGCGAATCTGGACAAGATCGCGAAGGCAGAAGTGAAGGTCGCCACGACCTAATCGTGGCACGGCAGCGCTGCGCGCTGCCGGCTGTACCCGAAGGCCAGCGTCGCGCTGCGCGCGTGCTGATTCGCACTCCACATCGGAGCGCGCATCCGTGCGCGTTCGGCGCGATGGTCGTTTGTGGCCACGCTGACGCGCGACACTCACTGAGGATCGCTCATCATGCCCAACATTCTGCAGGACGTTGTCCCGATTCTGGTGGCCCAGGGCCTCCAGACGCTGCGCGCCGCGTGCGTCATGCCGCGACTCGTGAACTCCGACTACAGCAACACGCCCGCCAATCAGGGCGACGTGGTCAACCTGTACATCCCGTCGGCTGCGACGGTGACGGACGTCTCGCCGACGGCAGCGCCGTATCAGGCGCCCGACATGCAGCCGGTGCGCGCGCCGATCCCGCTCAACCGGTGGCGCCGGTCGGGCTTCTTCCTGACCGACAAGGAGCAGGAAGAGATCGTAAACGGCATCCAGTCGCGCCAGACGACGGAAGCCGTAAAGGCGCTGGCGCAGGACATCAACGCGTTCATTTTCAGCCGCTACACCCGCATCTCCGGGTTCGTCGGCACCGCCGGCACCACGCCGTTCGCCACGGACGTGACCGGCGCCACCAACGCGCGGGCCCAGCTCAACCGCCAGACGGCGCCGCTCGCGGATCGTCGTCTCGTGCTCGACGTCAACGCCGAGGCCAACGCCCTCGCCCTGCCCGCGTTCGCGCAGGCGCAGGCGATCGGCAGCGCGCAGACGGTCATCGAGGGCACG